CCTTCTGGTGGGTCATGAAGTGGGTCATGCTCTCTACACTCCCGATGAGGATTGGTTAAAGGAGCACAAGATCCCTCCACAGTTTGTGAATGTGGTTGAGGATGCTCGCATTGAGAAACTCATGAAGCGTCGTTATGCTGGACTTGCTAAGACGTTCTATAACGGTTACAAGGAGTTGTCTGAGGAAGACTTCTTTCAACTTGAAAATGAAGATATTGATACCTTCAATCTTGCTGACCGTGCTAACTTGTGGTTTAAGATTGGTAACTTTGTAGATATTCCCGTTGAGCGTGGTGAAGAAACGGAAATCATCAATATGATTGCTGATACCGAAACCTTTGCTGATGTTTTGATTGCTGCAGAAGCACTCTACAAGTTCTGTAAGCAAAAGCAAGAAGAGGAAATGAAGACTCCTATGGATTCTTTGGAGTCTCAGACTTCTGGTTCTAATCAAGGTGCTTCTGACTTCTCTGATCAACCTGAAGGTGAGAATGAGGGTGAACAGGAGCAACCTAGTGAAACTGAGTCTTATGGTGGCACTGCTGAGCAGGAGAAACAACCCACTTCTATGGGTGGTCAAACCAATGAAGAACCTGAAGTGAAAACTATGGAATCGCTTGAGGAAGCACTCAAGGACTTGGTTGATCACAATGGTATTGAGAATGTTTATTTGGAACTTCCTAAACTTGACCTGAACAAAATTATTGTTCCTAACTCCGAAATCCACGACAAGTGTAAAGAATACTGGGGTTCTTGGATGGAAGAACAGGGATATACTACAGAAGAAATCTTTGGTGAAGTTGACCGTAAGTTTGTGGAATTTAAGCGTTCCGCACAGAAAGAAGTAAACTATCTGGTCAAAGAGTTTGAGTGTCGCAAGGCAGCAGACTCCTATGCCCGTGCCACCACTGCCCGCACTGGTGTATTGGACTGCACCAAACTCCATACCTACAAGTACAATGAAGACCTCTTTAAGAAGGTCACCACTCTTGCCGATGGTAAGAACCACGGTCTGGTATTCATCCTTGACTGGTCTGGTTCTATGGGCGATGTGATGGCTGATACCGTCAAGCAACTCTTTAACCTTGTTTGGTTCTGTAAGAAAGTTGCCATTCCTTTTGAGGTTTATGCTTTCACCAGTGATTATCCTCTGGTGAAGTATGATGAAGATAATAAGGCATCTATCCGTGAACTTGCCTATACCAAGAAAGACGGTTTGGTTCAGGTTGGTGAGTGGTTCTCTCTGATGAATATGCTCACCAGCAAGACTAATGGTAAGACACTGGAAGAACAGATGAAGAACATCTTCCGTCTTGCCACTGCCTTCCGTTATAACTGCTATACCAGATACAGTATTCCCTATGGTCTGAGTCTTTCTGGTACTCCTCTGAATGAGACTCTTGTTGCCCTTCATCAGATTCTTCCTCAGTTCCAAAAGGAGAACAAACTTCAGAAAGTTCAGTGTGTCATTTTGACTGATGGTGAAGCAGCAATGCCTAAGTATCACCGCGAAGTTCAGCGCCGCTGGGAGGATAATCCTTTTATGGGCACTGCCTACATTGGACCTAATTCTTTCCTCCGTGACCGTAAGACTGGTATGACCTACTCCCTTGACTGTGAGTGGTATGAGTTTACCGATATTATGCTTCGTAATCTGCGTGACAAGTTTAAGGATATCAACTTCATTGGTATTCGTGTGCTTGAGTCCCGTGATGCTGGTAGTTTCATTCGCCGTTACTGTGGATACTATGGACCCGAGTATGAAAAGACCATGAGTATTTGGAAAAAACAACGGGCATTTACTATTAAGAAGTCTGGGTATCATTCTTACTTCGGACTTTCTGCTAATGCCCTTGCCCAGGATGCTGACTTTGAGGTTGCTGAGGATGCCACTAAGACTCAAATCAAAAGTGCTTTTGCCAAGAGTCTCAAGTCTAAGAAAATGAATAAGAAGATTCTTGGCGAGTTTGTGGAACTTGTTGCCTGATAAATAATTAAAAATTTTTATAAAGATGTCTAGATTTACCGATTTATTTCAGGCACCTTCTCCAGCACCTGAACCACCTAAAGCAACTGCACCAAAACCAGCACCTAAAAAGGCATCAAAACCAGCACCTGCTCCAGTAGTAGAAAAAGAAGAGTGATCTAAACCACTTTCCAAACCGTCCACTGGGGGTCCTTGCGACCCCCTTTTTCGTATATAATAACTTCAGTTAAAACAAACGACTCAATGACCGTCTCCGCTGACTACATCCGCACTTCTCTCCAAGCAGTGTACGGAGAGTCCGTGACTGCCGCCGACATCCGTGCCTGGTGTGCTATGAATGGTTCTAACTACCAGACCGTTACCAAGAAACTTGATTCATACAAGACTGGTCGTGGTAAGTGGAACCTGACCATCCAAGAAGTTCGTGAGCAACTCGAAGAAACTGTAAAAGCACGTGCTGCACTTCCTGCTGTTGAGCAAAACCTTGTCCCCGAAAAAGATGATACCTTCGTCAAGTTTGGTAACTTTAGTGATATTCGCAAGATTATTGAGTCCCGTCTTTTCTATCCTACTTTCATTACGGGACTTTCTGGTAACGGTAAAACTTTCAGTGTGGAGCAAGCATGTGCTCAACTGAAGCGTGAGTTGATTCGTGTAAACATTACTATTGAGACTGATGAAGATGACCTTATCGGTGGTTTTAGGCTTGTTGATGGGAATACTGCATGGCACAATGGTCCCGTCATCGAAGCACTGGAGCGAGGAGCAATCCTTCTCCTTGACGAGATCGACCTGGCTTCCAATAAAATCCTCTGCCTTCAGTCCATTCTAGAAGGTAAGGGTGTCTTTCTTAAGAAGATCGGTCGCTGGGTGAAACCTGCTGCTGGATTCAACGTCATTGCCACTGCCAACACTAAGGGTAAAGGTTCTGATGATGGACGCTTCATCGGCACCAACGTCCTCAACGAAGCATTCCTTGAGCGATTTCCTGTGACCTTTGAGCAGGCATATCCTACTCCTGCCCAGGAAATCAAAATCGTTCAGAATGTTGCTGAGTCTCTTGGTGTGAGCGACGCAGACTTCTGCAAGCGCCTGGTGGACTGGGGTGATATCATCCGCAAGACCTTCTACGATGGTGGTATTGAGGAAATCATCAGCACCCGTCGCCTGGTTCATATCATCCGTGCCTACAGCATCTTCCAAGACAAGGCAAAGGCAATCCAAGTTTGCGTCAACCGCTTTGACGATGAAACCAAGCAAGCATTCCTGGAACTGTATGACAAGGTGGATGCTGACTTCCAAATGCCAGAATCTGTTGCTACTCTTTCGGACATCCAAGAATATGCTGCCAACCAACCTTGATTCATATGCAGTTTTCTGATATAATTGGGGGAGGTAAAAATCCGCCTCCCCTTTATTATGGACGAATATCCTTATTCCATCAATGATGGCATGACCCCTTGGGGTCACAGTGACTATGAATTCTTAATTCAAAACAACATGAGCGAAGACATTATTAAACAATCCCCTAGTACCCCCTGGAAGTACAACGAAGAAGAAATTGTAAAAGAACTTCTTGAGTACATTCGTGGTACTTACAACCAGCATTATTCTGCTGGTGACCAAAAGATTCAAACGCTTGACTTAATTGAAGCGTGTGGCGATGGTGAGGCATTCTGTCGCAGCAATATCCTTAAGTATGCTTCCCGTTATGACAAGAAGGGCAGTGCTCGCCGTGACATTATGAAGATTCTGCACTATGCTGTTCTTCTGCTAAACTTTAATGATAAGAACGCCGTTCGTGAAACCTACAATCAATGAATAACATGAAACTCTCTGACAATACCCTGACTATTCTGAAGAACTTTGCGGGTATCAATAATTCTATTCTTGTGAAGGAAGGAAATCGTCTCCGCACCATTTCTGTTGCCAAAAACATCCTGGCAGAAGCAGACATTACCGAAGAGTTTCCCCGTGATTTTGCCATCTATGACCTTAACCAGTTTCTGAATGGTCTGAGTCTTCACCAGGATCCTGACCTTGACTTTAAGGAAGATTCTTATCTGAGCATCAAAGAAGGTAAGCGTCGTGTGAAGTATTTCTTCGCTGATCCCAATGTAATCATCTCACCACCAGAAAAAGAGATTACTCTTCCTTCCCAAGATGTTTGCTTCCAACTGGATAGCACTTCTTTGGAGAAACTGGTAAAAGCAGCAGCAGTGTATCAACTTCCCGATCTTTCTGCTATCGGTGAAGCAGGTGTTGTGAAACTGGTTGTCCGCGATAAGAAGAACGATACCTCTAACGAGTATGCCATTGTTGTTGGTGAGACCGACCAAGAGTTTACTTTCAACTTCAAGGTAGAAAACATCAAGATTATTCCTGGTGCCTATGATGTTGTAGTTTCTTCCAAACTCCTTTCCAAG